GTCAATCGTTTGTAAGAATGAATCTAAATTAGTTCCATTATCATCAGATTCATATATGAACATGTTCGTTGCAACGTCTGGCCTCTCATTAAATCTTATTTCACCTTGACCAATTCCAGACGCACTATCTGTATCGTTAAATGTGTAGTCAAAGGTAGCTCCGCCAAAATTTCCATCAGTGCCTTGAGTTCCTGTGGTTCCTTGAGTTCCATCAGTACCTTGAGTACCAGTAGTTCCCTGAGTACCAGTGGTTCCTTGAGTTCCATCAGTACCTTGAGTACCAGTAGTTCCCTGAGTACCAGTAGTTCCCTGAGTACCAGTGGTTCCTTGAGTTCCTGTGCCTGTGGTTCCTTGAGTTCCATCAGTACCTTGAGTTCCTGTGGTTCCTTGAGTTCCATCAGTACCTTGAGTTCCTGTAGTTCCTTGAGTTCCTGTGCCTGTGGTTCCTTGAGTTCCATCAGTACCTTGAGTACCAGTGGTTCCTTGGGTTCCTGTGGTTCCTTGAGTTCCTGTGCCTGTGGTTCCTTGAGTTCCATCAGTACCTTGGGTTCCATCAGTGCCTTGGGTTCCTATGGTTCCTTGAGTGCCATCAGTGCCTTGGGTTCCATCAGTACCTTGAGTTCCTGTAGTTCCTTGAGTTCCTGTAGTTCCTTGAGTTCCTGTGATTCCTTGAGCACCAGTAGTCCCTTGGGTTCCATCAGTACCTTGGGTTCCATCAGTACCTTGAGTTCCTGTGATTCCTTGAGCACCAGTAGTCCCTTGGGTTCCATCAGTACCTTGGGTTCCATCAGTACCTTGAGTTCCTGTGATTCCTTGAGTTCCTGTGGTTCCTTGAGCACCAGTAGTTCCTTGAATACCTTGAATACCTTGAATACCTTGAACAGTTGAAATTGTAACTTCGGCAGTAGAACCATTTGCCACTGCTGTAACATTATCACCGATAAAGTTAATAACACTAAAAGTTGTTCCAATACCAACACCATCTTCTTTTATCTCAATACCTTCAATCTTACTTACGATCAAATCTGTTAAATTAATACCACTTCCATAATAAGTAGTTGCACTTACTATGCCACTAATATTCGCATCACCAGCAACATACAGCTCATAATCTTGAGTGTCGGAAGTTTTAATGCCTACATTTCCAGTAACTTCCAATACTTGTTGATTATCAGTGTATGAACTGATACCAATCTTAAGATTTTCTTGTCTGTTGCTGAGATATCCTTTTGCCATTGTCTTATATTAGTTGAGTGTTTCTATGATGCTTACAATGAACTTGAGATTCGTATTATCACTACCCGATAATACTAACTTATCTCCACTTTCCAATACCAACTTTCCCGAAAGAAGATTTGCAGTATCATTTGCAGCAATAGGAAATTCTTTTAATATTTCTGTGTCGGTGGAACTTCTTCGGTGTGCAAGTGTCACATCTTCTGAAGTAGCGCCAATATTTGCTACTTGAGCCAAAAGAACAACTCCAGTATAACCAACTGGTGCTGTGTAAATTTCAGTTGGAGATGTATCAACAACTGCTGTAACTGTTTGGAATACGTTAAGTGCGAGTGCCATTCTTTAATCTCCTCCTAGTGCTAGAATGAATGGTGTCACTGTGGAGAACAAACTCTTGGAATAAAATGTTCCACTGATTGTTCCTGTTTGTTGATTAATCACAACACCATCACCAATTCTAAAGTTTCCGGATTGATCTGTAGATGTATAAACAATTAATCCACCATTTCTAGAATCTGTTTCATTTGCCTGAATTGGAACTCCTCCAGTAGAAGGTAATGCATTTGCAATTGTTACTCCAGAACCAATGTATTCGAATGCATGTCCCGATGCCAAAATACGACTTTGTTTGAAGAAAGGAACTGTTGTTCCAACACCAACAGCATAAGGAACATTGTCCGTGAGAGTGATTGTAGAAATTCCGGAAGATATTGGTGTAGAACTTTCAATTACATAATAAGTCGGAATTAAAGACGCAGTTGCTGTTGCTGTATTGATGCCAACATCTGGTGATGAAATTGTAATAGTTGGTACTGATTCATATCCTCTTCCACTTGAAACCGTTTCAATGGAAACTACAGAACCATCTCTTATTTCTGCAACTGCTTGAGCTTGAACCCCCCATGGAGTTGATGGTGCTGATATAGTTACTGTTGGGGTTGTTGTGTATCCAGTTCCACCAGCAGAAACTACTACTTTTTGGACCGTATAGTAAAGATTGTCAAAGTAAACAACTTGACCATCATAAGGTCTTGTGTTTCCAAGACCTGCCAATACAAATTCGTTTGTATTGGCACTTCCAAAAACAGTTACAATTCCCACAAATTGTTCTGCACCAACCCCATCTGCTATTAATCCAAAATTTCCAAAAGATGAATTTGAGTTAGTTAGATCGCAAGCACCACCACTACCACAATAAACTGCAATATCATTACAAATGGTAAAAAGAGATACTAATTGAGCATATCCACTATTTGTAATAGAAACTCCAATACCACCTTGATTATATTGAGTATAACTATCAAGAACCATTGATTTTAAATCACCATCTGCATGATTTCCGTCAATCTTCATTCCAATACTATTTGAGATAAAATTAGTACAGTTTTGAATATATGGTGATTGAGTAATTGTTCCAGCGCCGACTGGATTAAATGAAAATATAGATTTGCCCAAATCTAGAGTGCCAGTATAAGACATCTCCGCAATATAATTTCCATTCGAAACATAAAACAGGTCTTGATTTGCATTTTGTGGAGATATTGATACTTCTCTAAGACTATCTCCAACTATTGAAACTTGTTCCGGAATTGTAAGTGGATTATTTTCTACATAAGATCCAGCACTAACTTTAATAACTGTTCCTGTTGTTGCTGCTGTAAGTGCTGCTCCAATTGTTCTTTTTGCGTCTCCAAGCTTTTTTCCTGTATTGGAGTCGCTTCCGTCTTGTGTAACATAAAGAATATTAGTAACTGTTGCTCCGGCACCAAGTCTTACAATATCGGTGCCTATACCCGATCTTTCTCTACGAGCAAATAACTCTGCATCGTATGTATTAAGTCCAAGTTCTCCCAAAGGCAAATCATTTACCGTTGGTGCTTTTCCGGGAACTGCAGACCTTTTTATTCTTATATTAGGATTTGCCATCCAATCCTCGCATCTTTGGTAGAGACCATAGAAACTCTTATATAAGAGTTTTTATTATTTATGAGAAATCTTCTTCTATTTTTGTCCCCCTCTTTACTTTCTTTAGTTTATTAAGTTCACTACTTAACGATTGTATAGTTGCATTCAGTTTTTCCACCTGTGTCTCCAATACAATATTTTGATTCATTAATTCAAAGCTCTTTTGTTGATACTTTGAAAGAACTAACTTCAAATCTTCTTCAGACATAAAAAAATATACCCAGTTTCCTGAGTATATTTAGATTTTAATTAGTTACTATCAGAAAGTTCCAGCATCAACAGTAATGTTCTCAAGGAATCTTTCAGTTCCTGTGCAAGAAATGACTTGCGATGTTCCTGCACAATCAGTAACCCATAACCCACCAATTTCAATTGGGGCAAAAGTAGTTACCGAAAGTTGTGGAGTATCATTGTCAGAGCCATTGGTATCTGCAGAAAGTACACTCGCAAACTTAAATCTAGTGTCACCATGCTCCCAAATAACAGCAGATTTCTTTGCTGATCCACTAGCATGATAATTAAACAGGACACCCAAGTCCCAAGTTGTTGCCGATGAAGGTGTTGCTCCATTTACAATACCCAAATCAATTGTTCTATCTTCTACAGTCAATGCTGCAGTATTGACTTGAGTTGTGTTACCAGAAACATAAAGGTTTCCTGTAACTGTTAAATCATTTGCAGTGGTAACAGCTCCAGTAGAATCTGCAAGAGTTAATGCAGTTGTTCCATCGGATGCTTTAATATCATTACCACCAACTGTCAAATCACCTCCAACTGTTACATTAGTTGAGAATGTAGAAACTCCAGTAACATTAATACCACCTGCACCAACAATTAATCCACCACCACCAAAAGTTAAATTAGTGCTATCTTCTAATGCACCAGAAGTCCCTGCAAGAACAACTCTACCGGCAGTTAAGTCTGAAACAGTTGCTGAAGAAAGAGTGGTTTCTCCACCAGAAATATCTGCCCCACTATTAACATCAAGTGCTCCAGTTACCGTTAATGCTGCACCAACAATTACATTATCAGGAAGTCCAATAGTGATTGTTTGTCCTGATGCAGAAGTTACAATTTCACTTGCAGTACCTGCAATAGTGAAAGTCTGAGAATCTAAGTCAACAGCACCAGTTCCAGTATCTCCAGAAAAGTCAAAATCTTGTGCAGTGACTTGTGCATCAACATATGCTTTAATTGCTTTTGCTGATGCTAAGGTATCATCGGAACCAGATACTGAAGAGAGGTCAGTATCAACAGATGTAATAGCAGTTCCACTAGTGAAAGTTAAACTATCAATCGTTGCAGTTCCAATGTCTGCAGTGGTGATTGTTGCAGCAGAAGAAACATTTACATCATCTAAATCTGCAAGACCAATAACATTCAGGGTAGAACCATTAAATGTTAAATTTCCACTATCTTCTAATGAACCGGAAGTTCCTGCAAGAACAACCCTTCCAGATGTTAAATCACTAACTGTTGCTGATGATAATGTTGTTTCTCCACCAGAAATATCAGCACCACCATTTGCATCAATAGCACCAGTGAATGTTGATACTCCAACAAATTCGGAATATCCTTGAACATTCAGGTTGGCACCAACTGTAACATTCTTATCAATCCCAAGACCACCATCAATCTGAACTGCACCAGTATCAGAATCACCTAAAGTATTATCGGTAGTATCTGTAAATGTTGCAATACCAGTAAAAACTGGATCGGCAGAACCACTAGACCAAGTTAGATTTCCACTACCATCATTAGTTAAGACTGAACTTGAAGAACCTTGAATTCCGGGAAGAGTATAAGTTACAATTCCTGCAAGTGAATCTGGTGATTTAATAGTAATATAATCAGAACCATTTGAAGTTCCTTCGACAAGATTTAAACCACTAGCAGTGGAAGTTGTTTCTTTGATCCAATATCTATGAGAACCAAAGAATTTATTGGTTGCAGTATCCGAACTAAGTCCAACAAATAAATCGTGCGTATCTGTAGTAAAAGCTGGTTCACCTGCCTGAAGACCTGGCAAATTTGTAAGAAGACCTCTTTTAAATTGAAAAATAGGTGCGGCCATCTTCTTATTCTTTTTTGGTGTTTATATACTAATATTTATTAAATTTTCAAAAAGTACCCTGATCAAAAGGTATATTTTCAAGGAATTGATCGGGAAGACCGGGTTGAGTTGTTTCAGTTGATGAAGCGGCATTCAACACTTCATCTGGGTTGACAGCAATATATTTTTTTAAAATAGCATCATACATTATAACGTATTTGTCTTTTACACCAGTAACATCAACATCCAAAAGTTCATCTAGAGATCTTGCCATATTTACTCCTGCGACTTTAATTTTTTGTTTTGATTTTACCTTTATTTGGTAGGTCATAAAGATACAGTCTCCTGAACAATTACACTTCCTTCTAAAACTTTTGAAATTATTCCTACAGAAGAAGTTAAAAGTAAATCATAGACGCATCTGCCACTTGGCAATGTTGCTGTAACCGCTGGTTGCATAGATATTTTTACACTACTATCAGCAACTGTAAGAGTTGTTGAAAAAGTATAGGCAACTCCAGCTGTTGGATGTTTTCTAAGTTTTGCAGTTGCCGTTTGGTTAGTTAAATTCAATCTAGACTCATCATCAGCACTTAATGTAAATGTTTCTTCAAAATAAGTACCTTTTTGAATAACAAGATTTACTGCACTTACTGCTGCCATATTCTTAAGGCTATTTAAAACTATTTATTTTTCTTTTGTGTTTGATTGGTTTTTTAAAAGTTTCGACAGTTCTGCTGTTGAACCAACAAATAAAGCATTTGTGACATTAGTTGGACCCTTTATTTTCTGATCATCAATATCCTTTAACTTTTTTTGAAGATCTATAAGTTTATCAGTTGCATCAGCAACATTTTTAATTAGTTGGCCAGCAACTTCATATGCTCTAGGCATTTCACTTTCTTGTGCAAGTTCTAAAATACCATTAAGAGCTTCTTGACCTTTTTCTATGATTGAATAAAGATTTCCTCTAGTATACTCGTAGTCTTTTTTCAGATCATCATTTACCGCCGATGCGACTGATTCTACTTTTTGTTCAATAGTTTCAACTTCCCGAGATACTATATCTCCCGCAACATTGAAAGCATCGTTGAGATCGTCAAATTTTTTTGTCATTTTCATATCTATTCATTAGAAAGATCCACTAAATCCAAAATCATCACCAAATTCTATTAAAAGTGCATCGGCATTGGTGATAAGTTTAATGTCCGAACCTTTAACGTGATTGGAAGATTTTGTATCTTGATAAGCTCTTTCAACTGTTAATTTATTACCAGACTTTAATGCAACTCTAAAGTTTTCTTCACCAATAACAATCACTCCACCTTTTGAAATAGATGATGCATCATCAACTGTAATAACAGTGTCTATATTTGTAATATCTTCGGACAAACTAGTTACTATATTATTGGCATAACTCTTCGTTGCCACTGGTTCTGTGGAATATGTAACTTCCCTCTTAGAAAGAGGTGATTGCTCCCCTCCAATGTAAGAGACGGAAACTTTTTTGATAATGTCTCTGGATGGATCTGTAATTGGACCAAACAAATAAGTCTTTGCAGTAAATCTTAGAGTATAAATTAATGCCCTTCTTGTTGAAAAATCACCCTCATAATCATCCTGCATTGATATTCCTTCAAGAACCACAGGAATATCTCTTTTTTCACCTATGGCATCGACAAGATCGACTGTCATTGTATATGCAGGTTGAAAATATGGTATAATTTGCTCTATAATTTGTAGCATATCATCATTCAACTTAGTCATAATGCTGAGTTCAAATGACATATTATAAGGAACTGGCATATATGCCTTTCTAGCCTTGGTTGAGTCTGATGCTGATGATGATAAAAATGTTTGACTAGTTGTAACTTTTCTAGAAGTATCGTAGGTCAACCCATTAAATTCAAATGACATTCTTGGTAATGACATTTGAACTGGCTTATTTAAATCCGCAACTTGCTCAAGTCTTGCTAAAAACTTTTGCGTCGGACCATATGCAAGTGGAACTTTTAAAGAACTTACAGTCTGATCGGAATCGTTTGTGTGCTTTATAGTAATATTATTGAATAAAGAACCAAATGATACAATAGTTCTTCTCAATATCTCGTGATAAAAATACTCAAACATTTGTCAGGAAAGTGTGATATATTATTTATGGACTTCCAAAAGGATTTGTTTCTGTAAAATCTATGATATTATCTGCTTCAGATTCTATGACATCGTTCTCAGCATATGTATCAGTTGTATTATATTCATTAATATGCCTAATCTTATATGATGCACTTGATGCAGTTCCAACCAATATATCACCACGAACAAAAGAACCGGCAATATTAGATACTTTAAGAATATTTGTAGTAGAATTCCACTCTCTGACAATAGCGGTAGTTCCACTAACACTACCAGTCACAGTTTCGTTATAAATGTATGTCCCTATTCCTGATGAATATGGTGAAGAAATTGTTATTGTTGGTGCTATTGTATAACCAAGACCAGCATTTGTAATGTATATTGCTGTTACTATTCCGGAATTATTGATATATGCAGTTGCTGTTGCAGTCACTCCAGCCCCCGGAGCACCACTGAAAGTTACTGATGGCGAAACTTCATACCCAGACCCACCATTTGTCACACTAACTGTTCCAACAACTCCATTACCTATAACTGAAGTTGCTGCAGCCCCAGAACCACCACCACCAATAAAAGCAACTGATGGGGGTGTTGTATATCCATATCCGGTATTAATTATTTCTACACCCTGAACTTTATAATTTTCGGTATTTCCATTACAATCTACAAGCCCACCAATCAGTGTTGCAATTCCAACAGCAGTTAATCCTCCAGAAGGTGCTGATGAAAAAGCAACTCTTGGTGTCGAAGTATATCCATTTCCCCTATTTGAAATGGATACAAATCTAACACCACTATTCACTATTGCGGAAGTTGCTGATGCAGTTACTCCTGCACCAACTAGAGTTAGTGATTGTATGTAACCAATATCTTTTATGTTATCATCGATTTCTTCAATA